TATATGAATGTTACTGATAGGTCATTTTTTCTTTTAAATCATTTCCAAGTTCCAATGACAGAACAAGAATTTTTAGCGATTAAACTTACTGATGGTTTATATGAAGAGGCTAATAAAGGTTATCTTATGACTTATATGGATGACTTTCAATTAAAGACGAACTTACCAACTATTCTACATCAAGGTGATATGATGGCATCTAAATTAGAATATGAGGAATGGAAATATAATCATTCAAAGGAAGATTATGTAGCCAAAGCTAAAAGGAAAGAACAATTATCAGATAGTCAAAGTAAAGTATTTAATGATTTATTCGGGAGTTAAGATATGAAATTAGATGGAAAACAAGCACCACCACAATTAAATTTAGATATAGAAAAAGATACTAAAGTAATTAAGTGTGATAATAAAAGAGTAGATTTAGAAAAAGGAATTGAAGTGGTTTGTAATGGAGAGATGTTCGCTCAAGGATATGAGTTGAGAAGAGTATCACCATTAGTATCACCGACTGGAAAAGCGTCAGTTGTTCCAGTTCCTACATTTTATTGTTTAAATTGTGGTAGAGAAATAGATATGACGGCGGTAGAATAATGGAAACAATATTAATTATATTATTAAGTTTAGTATGTTTCGGTTGTTCATATGTGATTTGGAACTTAAACAATAAAGTCGTTGAGTATGAAGATAGGATAGAAGAGTACCAAACTTGGATAGAAGGATTTACAGATACAGTAAGAGATGTAGACCAAAAATTAAAGGATGTAGATAGTAAGGGAACATTCGAGTCAGATGATGAAGTTGGAATATTCTTTGTAACATTAAAAACCCTTATGGGACAAATAACAGACTACTGGGAGAAATAGAATGGCAGAAAAACCAATAATGGAAAAAGGCCCTAGAAAGAAAAAAAGTAAAATATACTTTGGGACACCTGTACAAGAAGCTATAATCAGATACCAAAATTCAGATTCTCAATCTGAGCGTAATAAAATATATCGTGATGAAATAGCATATGCGTTTGATAAATTGGCAGAAAATATAATTCACACATATAAATTTTATTACTTTGATGTACCATCAGACCAAGTTAAATTAGATGTAGTTGGTTTTCTTGTAATGAATATAGATAAGTATGAATCTGAAAAGGGAAGAGCATTTTCATATTTTTCTGTTGTAGCTAAAAATTGGTTAATTCTAAATAATAATAGAAATTATAAAATGTATAAACTACATAAAAGCACTGATAGTACTGCATATCAATCTCATATGTCACAAGAATCTGAGTATGCTGATATGAGTGAAAACACTTCAGAATTTTTTACTGAATTGGTAGATTACCTTGAAGCTAATCTTACTACTATATTCAAAAGAAAAAAAGATATAGCTGTAGCAGATGCGGTTTTATATCTTATGAAGACTCGTCAGATGATAGAAAATTTTAATAAAAAAGCTTTATATGTTCTTATTAGAGAGATGACTGGTTCAAATACTCAACATATTACACGAGTTATAAATGTTATTAAAAAACATTATATATCGTTAAATAAGGAATATGCTAGAACTGGAACTTTAGCCTATAAGGATACTGGTAGTTTTCAAATCTAAATAATCTATTTTATATATATTTTTTGAATAAGGGTAACAAGTTGTTACCCTTTTTTCGTTTATTACATATTTATATATGAGGAAGTCTATTAGGAGCAATCAAATGAGTATGAAAGATAAAGATACTGAAATATTTAAAGGGAAAACACTATCATCACTTTTGAATGATATTTATAATAATCAACTACATACAAAGAGTCAGATTGATTTATTATGTGATGAATTATCTAAGATGATAAAAAATGTTAGTGATGTAGCTGTTATATCACCTATAATAAAAGATTACTTAGATGTAGCTGTAAAGAATGATGACCAATTAGTAAAAATAGCAAATGTTGTAACAAAGATTATCACTGCTAAATCAGAGGATTCCGATGATGGTATATTGAGTGAAAAAGAAAAAGAACAATTACTTGATGCACTAAATGAAGAAGTCAAAGATATACAGAGTAAATCTGAAGAAATCAAGAAGAATAAAAGTAAATTAGATAATAATAATTACTTGGAAAATTAAATATGGCATATAAAATAAATAAAAACAAAGGTGGATATTCAGCTTTCCAAAAGATGGCTAGTAATTTCCAAAAATTAGTGGGGCCACAAATGGGTACTTCTCCTAATGCGGCAGAATCATCGGAAGATTTTTACGAGTTAGAAGAAGCTGAAGTATTACAAGTTGTCTTAGGGCCAGGTCAACCTGGATATTTAAGAGGAACTGATGTTGGTAAGGTAAAAGCTAGAATGGTCAATAGTGAACAGAATGTTCATCAAAATGATTTAAAATGGGCGTGGCCAATGTCTACTAATTTTAGATGTTATCCTATTGTAGGCGAAGTAGTTGTTATAGCTAATTATTTGGGTAAACGATATTATATGCACACTATCAATAAAAGAAATTCAGTTAATAATAATTTATATCCTGGATTATCTGTTAATAGATTGAGTAGTTTAAAATCTAAAGGTAATTCAAAAGAATATGAATCTAATAGTGCATCGGGTGGTACACCATCAATGCCTACATCTGATATTGTATCAAAAGTATATAAAACATTTACACCTAATATGTCAATACTACCAACCGTAGCTAAACAAGGTGATGTAATAATAGATGGTAAGTTTGGTCAGTCAATTCGAATGTCAGCGGCTGGAACAAAGAAAGAACAATACAAATCACCATCTATGTATTTTAGAGTGGGACAAAGATTGTCCTCAAAAGACCCAACAGGGTTTTTAAAGAAAATGGGATTTGGAAAACCATTGACAGAAGATATAAATCAAGATGGAACAAGTCTTTATATGACTACTAATGAAAAAATAGCATTAGTAACTGCTACTGCAGAAGATACTGGTAATACTCTTCACTCTGTTAGTTGGAAAACACCAGTAAAGGGTAAGAGTGTTAGTGTACCAAATTTCTGGGATGGAAAACAAATCATATTAAATTCAGATAGGCTGATATTTAATAGTAGGAATGAAGAAATGGTTTTTTCTTCACTTGGGTGTACTTATTTCTGTACTTCCCAATGGTTTCTTTCAGACGCTATGAAGGGGCATGTTTTTAATACAAAAGGACAAACAGTAATAAGAAATAAGAAAAACACTATTATTAATTCACCAAAGATTTTTCTTGGAGTTAAAGATGAGGGTTCTCCTAAACTTATTGATGGTAAATGTGAACATTTAGTTTTAGGTGAAACTTTAAAAAAATTATTAGAAGAATTGATTGACACAATTATAAAGTCTCAGTATATGAATGGTGCAGGGCCAGCAAGTTTAAATCCTGCCAATATACCAAAGTTTATGGGGATTAAAAATAAACTAACTAAAATATTAAGTAAACAAAATTTTACAATGTAATGGAGGTTATCATATGAAAAGTGATTTAACAAAAACTCTTAGGAAGATAATTAGAGAAGAAGTTGAGAAAGCTGTAAGGACAGAGTTTGTCAATTTTGTTTCTTTGATGGGAGAAACTACTAAACCAAAAAAGAAAACTATCAAACCTAAGAAAAAGAAAATATCAGAATCATCTATAAAGAAGATGGTAAATGATATTGTCCCAAAACAAAAAACAATACAGAAAAGAAGTTTAAGTAATAACCCTGTATTGAATGATATATTAAATGAAACTCAAGGTGGTTTACCAACCGACCCATCAGTACCAACTCAACCTGTCCCAGAAGGACAAGAAGAATGGCCATCGATGGGTGGAGGAACATTTGATAGGAGTAGAATGGCAGAAATGATGGGGTATGGAGGAGAAGTACCACAGACTCAAGGTATGACAACACCTGATGGAGCTCCTATTCAAGGCGTTCCAGATAGTGTTTCAAAAGCTATGACTCGTAATTATGGGGACTTGATGAAAGCTATTGATAAGAAAAAACAGGGAGGCCCACTAAAGTAGGGATAGGATATGGCATTAAATAAATCAGTATTAGCTAAAGGACTAGAAGCTGCACTAAATCAAGATTTACCATCTGATTTAGATGAAATAGCTAAAAAGAAGAAGAAAAACAAAAAAATAGCTAAAGGAATGGCAGACGCTATAGATTCTTTTGTAAAAAGTGCATCAGTAGATGTTAAGGGATTACAGATGTTACCTGGAACTTCTACTATGAGTAATCCTGGGCAACCCGTTGTAGCACCTGGAAGTGGTGCTACTACTGGACCTGGAACTGGTATGACAACAGCTCCTGGAAAACTTAACCCTGCTACAGGTATAGATTGTGCTAAGGTTTATTAGGGGATAAGTGATGTTGAATAAGTCAGTATTAGCAAAACAATTAGAATCTGTGTTAAATCAAGATTTACCATCTGATTTGAATGAGATTAAAAAAATAAAGAAGAATAATAAGAAAAAGGCTAAAATGATAGCAGATTCCGTAGATAAATTTGTAAAATCTGCATCAATAGATGTTAAAGGAATACAAACATTGCCGGGAACTAAGGTAACATTAAATCCTGGCCAACCTGTTGTAAATGCACCGCCTATAGCAGGAGGAGCTGGAGCTACATCAGGACCTGGAACTGGTTTAACAAATTCGCCAGCTAAGATGAATCCAGGTACAGGTATAAATTGTGGAAAGGTATATTAGGAGAATATAGATGCCAGAAAAACCATTAGATATAATATTAGATGATACTTTAAGAGTTGGTGGGTCACAAGTATTTGACCAAGATGAAAGTATTGCTATAGGAGTAGCTCTTCCAATAACAAAAGGTAATGCTGGATATTTTCAACAAGAATATATTACTCTTCACCAATTGAAACATAATATAAAAAACTTAATACTTACTATGAAAGGTGAACGACCAATGTTGCCAACATTTGGTACGGAGATATATTCTACTTTATTTGAACAAGACGATGGTAGTATGTCAGAAAAAATAAAAGAGTCTGTAATAGAAGCTTTAAAGATTTGGTTACCATTTGTAAAACTAGAAAATTTACAAGTATTGAGTTTAGAGGGAGATGCACCTGGTGAAAAAAATGATGGTGTAGAGACACATAGAAATTCATTTAATATTAAATTGGATTTCAGTTTACAGAACGACCCAACAATGTTAGAGTCAATATCTCTACAAGTAACAGGACCAGAAATATAGGAGAGTATAGATGCCAGAACAAACTAGATTAGATAGTAAAAAAGAAGTTAGATATTTAAACAGAGACTTCTCAACATTTAAAAAATCTCTAATAGATTTTTCTAAAGTCTATTATCCAAATTCATATAATGATTTTAATGAATCATCTCCTGGTATGATGTTCATTGAAATGGCAGCATATGTTGGTGATGTTTTGTCATTTTATATTGATAAACAATTTAAAGAAACTCTTTTACCTTATGCAGAAGAAAGGGAAAATGTAATAGATTTAGCTAAAACACTAGGATATAGACCAACAGCGGCTACACCATCAACAGTAAAATTAGATGTGTATCAAACTGTTCCATCAAAGACAGACGATGGTGGTATAACATATTATCCAGATATGACTTATGCTCTTCAAGTAGATTCTGGTGTTGTTTGTAGAGCGGCTTCAAACTCTACAAATTTTAGAACATTGGATGTTATTGATTTTAAATATTCTAGTTCAATGGACCCGACAGAAATAACAATTTACGAGTTCAATGATACTACACCAACTTTATATCTTTTGAAAAAACAAGTAGAGGCTGTTGCAGGAACACTTGAAACAGAAACATTTACTTTTGGAAATGCTAAAAAATATGATACTAGAACTTTAGCTGCAAATGATGTAAATGAAATAATCTCAGTAACAGATTCTGATGGTAATAGTTGGTATGAAGTTCCTTATCTAGCACAAGATACTGTTTTTATAGATGTTGAGAATAGTTCAAAGAATGACCCAGACTTAGCTCAATATTCAGAAGATACACCATATTTGTTAAAACTTAAAAAGACTGCTAGAAGATATGTATCAGAACTTACATCAAATAATTTAACAAAGATTACTTTTGGAGCTGGAGTTTCTGATTCACCTGATGAAGTTATAACACCGAATCCAACTAATGTTGGTTCACAACTTGCAACTGGTATATCTCGATTAGATAAAGCATTTGACCCAGCTAATTTTTTATATACAAGAACTTATGGACAAGTTCCACAGAACACAACATTAACCGTTAATTATTCTAGGGGTGGTGGTGTACAATCAAATGTACCTCAAGGTGATATTACTGAAGTTACAACTATGAATACACTTAATGACCAAACATCTATACCAAACATATCAGAGTTTAATAATGCTGTTGCTAGTTTTGCAGTAACTAATACAGAACCAGCTACTGGTGGTAAAGGTCAAGAGTCAATTGATGAAATTAAATTTAACGCTTTGGCAGAATATCCATCACAACAAAGATGTGTTACTAAGGAAGACTATATTGTAAGATGTTATTCTTTACCAGCTAAATATGGTAATTTAGCTAAAGTATATATAGCACCAGATGAACAACTAAATGCAAAAGATGGTACTGATGGAATGGAAAAACCAGTAAAAATAGCAAATCCATTCTCTATGAATTTTTATGTTCTTGGATATGACTCTAATAAAAAACTAGCTAATGTTAGTGATGCTGTAAAAGAAAATTTAAGAATTTATTTATCTCAATATAGAATATTAACTGATGCTATTAATATACTTAATGGTTACATTGTTAACATCGGTATTGATTTTGAAGTTATTGTTTTACAAGGATATAACAAAAGAGAAGTTGTTCTAAAATGTATGGAAGAAATAAAACAATTTTTTGATATAGACAAATGGCAAATAAATCAACCAATCATAAAACCTGATTTAAATTACAGATTATCTTTGGTTGAGGGTGTTCAAAATGTTACTATGTTAGAAGTAAGAAACATAACTGAAGATGGATACTCAAGTAACTTGTATGACTTGAAAGAAGCTGAACCTTTGACTGAAGAAGGGAAACCAACTGGTATTATATATCCATCACTTGACCCTATGATTTTTGAATTAAAAAATCCTAGTAAAGATATAAAAGGGAGAGCTAGATAATGCATATATTTACTTATATTGATAAAGATGCTACTATTTATCAAAAATCTAAAATTTTAGGAGTAGCTCCAAGTGAAGAACAGAATCAAAATACTGGTTTAGATTCTATATTAGAATTACAAAAATATAAAATTGATGGTGTGTTTTACAATTCTAGAGCGTTGGTTTATGCAGATTTAACATCATTATCTGCTGAAATAACTGCAGGTACAATACCAACAACAGCTACACATTCTTTATTACTATATAGTGCTAGAGCATATGATATTCCATTGAAATATAATATTGAAGCATATCCAGTATCTGAATCTTGGGATATGGGAACAGGTAAAGCTTCAGATGAACCTATAACTCAAGATGGTTGTAGTTGGAAATATAGAGATGGTTATTTAGATAGTAGTGGTAGTCATTGGGCTACATCATCCTTCTCTGAAGAAGCTGGTGAGTATTCTGCTACTGGTTCTGCAAACTTTGGTGGTACATATTATAAAGGACATAATGGTGATACAGATTTATATACACATACTCAAGCTTTTGAATTTGAAACTGCAGATGTAAGTATAGATATTAGTACATCGGTTAATGCTATTAGAGCTAATACATTTGTAAATAATGGATTTATTTTGAAGAGAACTGATACTGAAGAGAATAATAACGCACCATATGGTAACTTACAATTCTTTTCACGAGACACACATACAATTTATATTCCAAGAATAGAAACAAAATGGGATGATTCTGTTTGGTCAACTGGTAGTTTAAGTGAATTGGATATGAGTAAGGATATAATACTTTATATGAAAGGTTTAAAACCAGAATATAAAAATACATCAGTTGAAAAATTTAAAGTATGTGGTAGGAATAGAATTGTAGCTAAAACATATGCTACAGAATCAGGTTATTTAACATCAAACTACTTACCGAGTAGTTCTGTTGATGGTACAATGGGAACATTCTACTCTGTGAGAGATGCATCAACAGATGAAGTATTGATTGATTTTAATAATTGTACAAAAGTTAGTTGTGATTCTGATGGTAACTTTTTTAACTTTAGATTAAGTACATTACAACCTGAAAGATATTATAAATTTTTATTTAAAGTAGTTAGTGGTTCAACAACTCAAATTTTTGATGATAATAAATTTCAATTTAAAGTCGTGAGGTAAATATGGCTCAAGAAAGAAATATAGTTCCAAATCTTTATACAAGTGGTGGAGAGTTTAAATTAAAATCAGCACAGAATGGTGCACCTGGTGAAGAGTATATTGGTAGTTTTCACTATGATGTTGATTTAGATAGATACTATACTTTCTCAACTCCTGAAATAGGATTACAATCTAGTGAAGAAATAGTATTGATAGACCCTAATATGAGAGATGAGAATGGTTATCTTATAGCACCATATAATGTTAAAAAGAATTATATGTTAAAGTTATCTCGAAAAAAATATGAGGATGTGAGAGAAGTAATCGATACAACAATTACAGAATTAGCTCCAGATATTCCTGTTGTACCTGAATTAACAATTGAAGAAAGAATTGAATTATTAAAAGGAGAGTTCTCTGATTTAAAAGTTCATATGTTTGACCAAGATTTAGATTTATTGATAAGAGAATCATTATTAGAACATAGTACTATATTAACAAGAGGTTTTACAGATGAGGTAGTTTTAAACTATATGGATATAGGTCACTTCGGTGTTGAAATGAAAGGTTCTAGTGCTACCGCAGAAGAAGGTGAGTTAGGAGATTGGCCATTTGTTACTATAAAGATTAATAATACAATAGTTTTTTCAGACCAAATAGCTCACGATGATTATAGGTGGTATAACTTTACACCAATAGTTTCACAAGAAGATGAACAACAGATGATAGAAATTAATTTTAATAATGATGTTAGTAATGAAGGTGGTGATAGAAATGTATTTATTAGAGCTATCAAAAACCAAGTACTTCCTTATCATAGATATGCAATTAATCCAGACATTGTCGAAGTAGATACAATAATAATCCCTCAAGTAACATCTTCAGAAGCTCCACAAGGTGACGGAACTGCTAATGAAATGACTATGGTACCAGAAGTTCCTTATGACCACGAACAACCTTATGCTGGATATGAAGAAAATTATTTTGAAATAAGAAATGAAGATACGGATAGTGAAAAATCTACTCTTAAAGATTTCTTTGGAAATGATGCTAGTAATACTAATGTTCGTTTATATGATGTAGATGGTATAGCTGAAGTAAACAAATATCCTAATGATGTTAATAGTTATGCTGGTAAGTTTAAAGGAGTTATGCGTGAAAATGGTACGGTTAAGTTTGATTTAAAAACCGATTGGTTTCAACAGAGTCTTCCACCAACACCTATTGAGTTTACTACTGATGATTTTCAAATAGGAAACATTAAGAATACTAAAATAGATTTAACCCAGACTCAACTACAACTTGAAATGCAAGAAACGGCTATAGAAGAGTTAAAAAGAAAGTTAAATCAAGAGAATGAAGAATTTGAAGCTAGAGCAGAAGCTGCAGAAGCTGTTAGTGGTAGTCAAGCCGCTCAAATACAGGCTATGAAAGCTTCTATAAAGTCAATGTCTGAAAAATATTTTGAAGAGTGGAATGGAAAGTTTGGTGATGAGGAACGAGGGTATAGTATGAGGTATAATGCTAGATTAGAAGCTAGTACGACTGCAGGAGCTCCTTGGGCAGGTAGTCAGAGACCAAAGTTCTGGTATGCTGACCCAGATTATGAAGATTCTATCCAAGATAATACTACAGCAGATTCACCTTTAATGATACCTAAATATCTTGGTAGTGGAGGCCCATTGGGTGATGTTCACGCATATCCTATGGGTGATGGAGAAGAGGCTTCTGAAGGTTATGGTAAGATTAGAATGGATTATTATGCTGGTAATGCTCCTATATCACCTGAAGGATGGCCTAATGAGAAACAAAGAATAGGTATTAGAGCTAAAGCTAATAGTTATAGAGGATGGCCAAGAATAAAGATTTATAACAAAGGTGCACCAGGAAATGATTTAGTAGGTCAAGTATCTATTGATTCTTATGAATGGAAAATATATTGGGTAGAATTAAATCTTGGTGATGTAGGTATTGAGAATAAAAATATAGAATTATTTTTTAAATTTGATAATGATGATACTTCTTCATATAGAAAAAGAAAATGGTGGGGTAAGAAGTATAGAGTATACAGACACGATGTAACTGGTCACGATAGAGATGTATGGATAAGTCATTTGGTTAGAACAGACGGGTATCAGATTCCATTAGCTAAAGAATATAGTCCATATATGGATTCTTCAATGTTAAGAACTGAAGAAGGTGAAGATATGGCCATTGATGGTAATGAGGAAACATATAAATATATGAGAGCTCAATGGGTTAATGTTAATAACACGCAAGTATTAACTTATCAACCTCCCTATCGAAGAGTTTATGGTCATTGGCACTGGTGGAATCCTTGGCATAAAAGATGGGTTCAATCTGAACCAACTTGGCCAGGAAGATTACCTCCAGCTGGAAAGTTAGATAACAATGGTGGTATAAGAGTAACGATACCAGCTACTTCAGAATGGTTGTTTGAAAAATTAGATGAAGCTACCGTAGGGCCAAATAAATTAGCTCATATTACTTTGGGTGGTCTAGGAGAAGCTGATAACGCTGGAGCAAATGGTATTGATAATATGAATGATAGGCGTGGTATTTATATTCTTCCATATCATAGATATAAATTAGAGTTTTGTGCACATATAGAGTCTGGTATAGAATTATCAGATGGAACATTCACAACATCAGAAACACAAGCATCTAATAATAAATTTGCAGTTAGAGTTGCTGATACTAGAAATGGTGCTGAATCTGCACCTAATCCATATCCAGGCACAAAAGGATATGCGTGGGAAGTTTATCAAGAATTTGAAGCTGAAGAAAATTGGAAAAAATTTGAAATGAATTTCGAAGGAAGACCTGGTTTACAAGGTGGAACAAAAGTTTATGTACAATTTGTACAAGGTGTTGGTGATAATGGAGAACCACAAAGATTGTGGATTTCTGAAATAAGAATCTACGGGCCGTTTGAAGAAACAACAATGTATTAGAGGAAAATAGATGAGTTTAAAAGATTATAAAAATTATGATGAAATAAAAGATAATAGAACTAAAACTCAAGGTAGTTTTGTTGATACTAAAACTAAAGCTCTTATAGAGGTTGGTGTAGAATTTCCATTTGCACATTTTGGTATAGATAGTGGTTCAGGAAGACAAGTAGCTGATGATAATATTGAATTTCATGCATATACAATTGATGATAACCCACTTGGTAGTAAAGAAACTAATTGTCACTATGAGGTAGCTTCAAAAAAAGGTGGAGATGGAGCGGCAATATTAAACTTAAAACCAGTAGAGGAATTAAATGAGTTAGGTTTTAACTTAGGTAGATATAAATATGTTTATAATATCTATAAAAAACTTACACATAATAACTTATACATACATCAAATATCACCATCAAGAACAGAGGTATTATTAAAACCTGTAAAAACTAGAAATTTCATAAAAGACTTTCAGACAAATGTAGAATTTATGCATTTTGCAAACAAAGTTAATATTGGAGCTGAAGTTGGTTTTGAAATGTTTGATGTTAATCAAGATGGTAATGTTAGTGTTCTTGATATTGTTGAAGGTTTAAACCCAGATAATGAGTTTGTACAACCACCACTAACATCTGCAGAAGCTTGGATTATTTCAGATTATATATTAGGATATAATCCAGAACCTAACTATGTTGGTAATGATACTTTTGGAGACCCAAGTAATCCAAGAGTTAAATTAACATTAGATTATTTAGAAAAAAATGGAATAGATGTTAGAAATCCTGATAATCCTCACGGAAGTAATGAAGAAGCTTGGTTAAAATTAGCAAATAGATTATTAGAAAACTATAAACTATTTGATAAATTAAATCCAGATGATTTAAACATATATTTAAATTTTGGTGGAAATAATTTCTCATTAGTTACAAATTGGATGCAGGATAAATTTAATTATCCAGAACAACCACACGGAATTGTTGTAAAATTACTAGAACCATTATCAGAAGAGATTATTGAAAGACAACAATTAAGTCTTGTTCAATTTTATAGTCCACCTGTTGTTGACAAGATTAGTTTAGTTGGAACACCACTTACTCAAAGAAAATTAAATGTTTTAGCTCCACATAATAAAAATGTAGATGTGGGTTATCTAAAACCAAAACAAATGGAAGATTATGAAACTTGGGAAGAAATATTAGGATACAATCCAACTACATCTCAAAACATAATAGATTTTTATTTATCAGGTAGTCATCTTGAACAAAGAGTCAATATAGACTATACTGATTATCGTAATTTTGTAAAGTTTGGTTCTGCATATGAAAGACTAGCTAATTTTAAATATAAATTAGGATTAATAGAAACTTATGATTCTAAGTCAGATGCATATTTTGTTATGAGTGGTTCACATTCTTCTTATCAACGATATAAAGGTTTGAAAGAACAAGTAATAAGTGGATTAGATGGATATGAAAAATTCTTATATTATGAAAGTGGTTCTTATATATCAGAGAGTGGATTGGGTGCAGTTGGTACTCTTGATTTTCAAGATGCTACGGCTCCAAAAATGAACTCATCAAAACCATATATTTTATATTCAACCACATCTTCACAATTTACTACTTGGTATGATAATCAATTATCTAATGCTTTAAATCACGATAATTTTAATGAAGATTCTTTACAAGATAATGTTCCTATGCACTTAAAAAGTGATAATTCAAATGCAGAATATTTATTATTTTTAAATATGATAGGTCAACATTTTGATACGGTTTGGACATATGCTAAACATATGACTGATATTGCAGATAGAACTCATAATATAAATACTTCTTATAATTTTTCACCACATATTAGTGGTTCAAGAAATCACGAAGGACTTGATAAGGGATTAACATATTTTATAGCTCGTTCAAAAGGTTTAAAATTAAATGATGGACAAGATTTAGTTAAATTGTGGAAATATGCTTTAGGTGAAAATCAATTTAGTGCTGGTACATTAACCGTAAGTGGAAATAAAATAACTATTGCAGATACTGCATTTTCTAACGACTTGGAAGATGGTACTTTATACATACCAGCTTCAGAGAATCCATCAGGTTCTGCTTTTGAAGCTACACTAACTAATGTATATCATACATCTGCATCAATATCACCAGCATATAATGGTGAATTTAGTTCTAGTAATTATTCAATTACTTATGATATTGAGGGTTCAGTAGAAAGTAGTTTAAGTGCAAATGATTATACAAAAGAGATATGGAGAAGATTATTAAACAACTTACCATATCTTTTGAAAACAAAAGGAACTGCTCGTTCTATTAAAGCTCTAATATCTTGTTATGGTATACCACAAACAATATTAGACATTAGAGAGTATGGAGGCCCAACCGATGTAGGTAAACAAATTTTTTCTAAATCATATTTTGGGTATGGTTTACATTATACAGGTAGTAATCAGTATGTTGAAGTACCGTGGAAAAAATCTTCAAAAACAAGTAGGACTCCTGATTCATTACAATTTAGATTTGCATTTGATATAGATAAGAATAAAGAAGATGTTGTCTATAATTTTGGTTCAGTAACAAATATGTATCAACCACATATTAGTAGTTCGGAAGGTAATCATAATTCAGTTAGATTAGCTACACTAGGAGGAGGAGCTACAGGTAGTGCTAATTGGGAAATAAGAGCCAATACATTAACTGGTAGTGCTCTTCACGATATGGGTAAAGCTCCTGCTTCACCAAGTGTTGATTTTATACAAGGAACTGGTATACCTTCTTATGCTAGTTTCAATGCAATATCAGCTTCAACAGACCATTGGGGATACTTATCATTTAACTTATCAGGTTCTGAGGGATATAAAACAATATTATCAGATGTATATCCTATATTTGATGGTGGATTTTGGCAAGTAGTATTACAAAGAACTTCTGGTTCAGATTCTAAAAATATAGCTCAAACATATGAGTTACATTTAAAAAGAGCTGAGGATAATAAGATAACATTCTCATCTGTGACATCTATGTCACTATCATCATCTCAGACTTCTTATATGCATAATTATACTTCATCTGATTATCTATACATTGGTAATTCAGGTTCTGATATAGATGGTGGATTCTTTAGTGGAAGTATACAAGAAGTTAGATTATGGAATAAAAAATTAGAAGATAAATCTATTAATATTCATACAAGAGCTCCTTTTTCTTATGCTGGAGGAACAACAAGTTCTTTTTATGACAACTTAGAAGCTAGATTTCCTTTTAACGAAATATATGAACACGAAACAGTAGGAGTTTCAACACCTAATGTTTATTCTAGTTCAAATATAGCTAATATTACAACTTATATGACAACAGCTTCATTAGTTAATTTTGGAACTACAAATAAATCTTATAAAGAATTTGAAATACAAAATAATTTTCAATTGCCTAATATAGGAGCTAACAGATTAACATCAAATAAGATTAGAACAGAAGATACTTATCTTGATGGAAACTTAAATGTTAAGATAAGGTCTGAAAAAAGAGCTCACGATTATGCACCAATAGACTCTCCAAAGTTAGATGTATACTTTTCTCCATCACAACCAATTAATGAAGACATTATTGCAGATTTCGCTGGATTGGAACTAGATGATTTCTTGGGAGACCCAGAGGATATTTATAAAGACAAATATACAGAGTTAGAAAAAGTTAGAAATTTATATTTTGATAGAGTTGATAATTTAAATAATTTCTTTGATTATATTAGATTAATACAAATGTATGATTCAACTTTATTTGACCATATTAAAAGTTTAATTCCACATAGAGCACACGAAAGTGTTGGATTATTAATAGAACCAAATATATTAGAAAGACCAAAATTCTCAGGATGGAAACCTCTTGTTAGAGAAAATAAATATTTTCAAAACGATAAGGTAGAAAATGTATATGGTGAGGATATAGCAACAGATTACACTGGTAAAGGAACGGGAGCTTCACATTCATTAGATAGAAGTGTAGAATTTTTAAGACATACTGGTTCAGTTGATATGGGTGTTGATAATATGACTGCAGAAGCTGATTTATATAATGTAGTAGGTGGTGAACTTTTTAATGATACGGTAACTTTAGGAAATTCCTTAATTGTAGAAGTTCAAAAAACAGGAAGTTTAACAGCTCCAACAGTTGATGATTATAGTCCAATATTTTCAACAAAGTTTCCTATATCTAGTTCTTTAGTAGTTACTATGTCGGCAGATTTTTCTAATGGAGATGTTAGACCAACTGGTTCAGTAGAAGATGGTTTACAAAATAGTTTAACAACTACATATTTAGCAGATATTACAACTAAGGATACACACCAATCTTCTTCATATATAGTTGGTTTTGGTGGTGCTGGTTATGCATCACATTCTGAAGATTGGCATGGTAATCCTGAAAAAGAAGGATTACATCCATTTGTTCATAAACATATTTTAAGTAATAGATATTTAATACATAGTTCATCTAAGTATGAGTGTGTATTAACGGATGGTACTATAACAGAAAAACCAATGGTGCCTTATGGTTATTGGGATAATGATAGAAGTATAACAGGTTCAATAGATTCTGGTATGGCAGGTAAAGGATTCTTACCAGCAGAATGTACTCCACCTAATACTTATGCATATAAATCTCAAAAATATATGGGTACAAAAAATAAAATAACAACTACTTATGATGGAAAGGACGCATTTGAGGTTCACGAGACTACGCCGAATGTTTTAGTAGTGTCAGATACTTCACCAAATACATTACAAGTACAATAATTGATAAATAAATGATTAAAAATTGATATTGACTATATTTATATATGAACAAAAGTATTGTTTATAATGAAAGAAAGTTATAGAATATATCAAATAGAAAAATTATATAGGAGATAAAAGATGGCATATCTTGATAATACTACGATTACGGTAGATGCTATACTTACGAAAAAAGGTCGTGAGAGATTAGCTTCGGGTGGAAAAAGTGTGAATGGTTTTCACATTACTCAATTCGCTTTAGCAGACGATGAGATTGATTACTCATTGTGGGACCCGACACATCCAAATGGTTCAGCTTATTATGGTTCAGTTATAGAAAACACACCATTAATGGAAGCTGTATCGGATGAGACTCAAATAATGAGGTCTAAACTTTTAACATTACCAAAAGGAACACCAAAAGTTCCTCTAATTGATGTTGGGTTAGATTTAGGTTCGACTGGTATGATTACATTAACAGTAACACAGAATACAGAAGTTACTTTATCTCCAGTAACTGCTAATATAGCTGGTGCTGACCAAACATTAGGATATACATTTATTCTACATAATGGTCAATTCGCATCACTTAATATAGTGGATGGTGTTGATGCTAATTTAGTAGGAACCGTACCATCATTCTTAGGTGACATTACACAACAATATACAATTAGTGAAGTTGGTAGAGTAATGAAATTAAATCCAAAGAATATTATAGGAACAACGAACAAATTTACGAAAATTACAATTATTGGTAATGAGACTGGTGCTCAGAAAACATTGGATATTAAGGTAGTACCTCAATCTGAAAACACCAATGCTACAAACTAATAAAATAGGAGAATAGAGAAATGGCAAATGTAAGTGTAGACCAAATACTGGAACAACTAGCCACGGCGATAATGGATGACGCACAAAATGAAAACATTCTAGGAATGCAAAATGCTTCAGCTGGTGGTAATTTTTTAAATCAGATAGTAAGACCAAGAGTAGAGTCATTACTTTCTACCCAAGCTACAATAGATGCTACAGTATCAAAGGCTTTTAGTAAGTTTAATATGTCAGATGACTTAGTAGAAAATGTGTTACAAAAAGTAACAACACCACTATGGTCTCAAGCAACATCTTCTCTTACAACATTCGAAACTTCTTCTGCTCAGACAGGTTCAACACAAGGTCAGTATTATTGGGATGTATATAATTTACCTCCTGGAGCTGAAAATTCTGCAGTACAATTCTCTGTGACTTATGGTCACTATGCTGGAAGTGGTTCAGGTGGAATAACAGATAATAGACCTTATAAAGCTATTTATTCTCAGCATGTTAACTCTGTGTTAAATCCAGGTGATACTAGATTTACATTTGACCCGTTAGTTGGTTCTGATAATTATGAAGATGATTTTTATGCAATAAACATATCAAGAGCACTTTATAAAGAAAGACTTGACCCTGGAAATTGGGAATTAAAGTTAAGTGGTTCAGTTGGTGGTTCTCCTACTCAAAACGCATTAACCTTTACCGATGATAGTGGACAAAATACAGCGGCTGGAACTGGTTCAGGTGCTAGAGTATTTAATATTGTTAGTGGTACAATTGATGGTGGTCAAGTAGGAACAACTAAATATGGATTTGTTTATCCAGATGTTGGATTAATTATATTTAGTGGACAGATAACTGCATCAATTGGTTGGACAACATCAGCAGGAACAGACTATGTTAATCATCAAAGATTCTTCGCGTCAGTAAAAGATGGTCAATACTTCAAAGCTCGTTCAGAAGAAGATGTAACATCGACACATTATTTTTGTAGAGTACATAGTAGTGAATATAATTATTCAAATAATCCAACTTGGGCAAATCAGACAACTGGTGTACCTGTAAATGATGAGTTTAAGACAGACCCTAAAGCTTATATAACAACAGTTGGTCTTTATAATGACGCTAAAGAACTTCTAGCTGTAGCTAAGTTATCTAAACCATTATTAAAATCATTTAGTAGAGAAGCCGTAGTAAAAGTTAAACTTGATTTCTAAATTGGATGTAATAAAATGGGAACGAATAAATGTCAATATTTAAGCGATTACAGCCAAATGAAATAACGATAACACCTTTTAAAGCACATAAAAAATTCGCCCCAACAGTAGACATTGAAGATAGTTCAAGTGGAATTGTCATTACTGAAGGCGTTAATTATACTGGTCATTTTTATACTGCTGAAGAAAAGAATACAAATGGAATGTATAAAAGGAGTGTTTATCATTTAGTTAATAAGTTACATTATGCTTATGAACTTGACCCTGCACAAACTCTTACAAATAATACACGAGAAGTTTTAGAAAAAAATTATATTACAACTGCAGAAGATTGTCCTTTTCCAACACATACAAGTGCCTCTATAACACATATCTTAATACCACAGAAAAAATTTGGAGAAAGAATAAAACCTGGAACAGTAAAAATTACTAGTAAAAATGATGAAGTCTCACCATCTTTAAATGGTGAAATATTTTATGACGATAGTCTAGGTAATTTATATAGTAATACAATTTCATCATCTTGGGTTTCTAGTAATTCACAATCTTATTGGCCACCAACGGGTAGTCTAAAGGGTTATTGGAAATTTGATAATTCAACAGACCCATATATAGATTATTCTGGAAATGGAAATAGAGCAGAACATACAGGTTCAGATTGGACAACCTATTATGATACGGATATTAGTGCTTCTAACTTGGAGGGTTTATCTATAAAAACACCTGAAACAAGTAGTGGTATTAGATTGATGAGACATAAAAAATTACTAGACCAAAATAAACAAACTTGGACATTATGGTTTAAACCTACTGGTCATACAAATGGTAATTTAGGAGCTAGAATAATAACAAGAGATTTATCAGAATACTTTGGATTAAAAGAACAAGGTGATTATTCAGGTGATGGTAAGTGTGGGGCTAGAATATATCGTGGTCAAGCTAGTTCTAGTCTTTGGACTGATGCTTTAATTTCAGGAAGTTGGCACTTCGCTGCAATTTCAATCGATTATACAAATTCTAGTCAGAGCTCTTATTTATGGAATGGAGAGCAGTGGTTTACGGATACTGGTGGAACTGGTATAGATAGTTGGACAGGTGGTAATCACGATGGTTTATCTCACGGATTGGGTTATAAAAGAGCAGTTGTATTAGGTTGTAATTCTGAACACCATACACAGATGCAATTTAAAAATAATTGTTTCTCTGGTAGTTATGATGAGGTTAGATATTATGATACAAATTTAAGTCAAGAACAAATATATACCTTAAAAGATTATCCAAGAGGAAAACAACAATCATTTATTGGTGATGTTTGGTACAATCAGGGGGAGATAGTAGTTAAGACTCAAAATGAAAATAAATATCTAGCTTCAGGTACAGGTTCAAATGGTTTTGAATTGGAATGGGATGCAACAGTTCAAATATTTGAACACGAATATAAATGTACTGCCGATGTTGATGAATTTAATAAAACAATAAACAGAAGTATAATTAAAGAAAGTTTAAATAATAATGAATTAATTGGTGTAGCTTCACATTCTTTATTTTCACCATATGTTACCACAATAGGTTTATATAATCAAGATTATGAACTATTGGCTATTGGTAAATTAGCTAGTCCAATCAAGACATCAACAGAAACACCAATGACATTTGTAGTAAGAATAGATTTATAGGAGATTAAATGGTTATATTAGGATTGGATGTATCCACGACTTGTGTCGGATACGCATTCACAGAAGATAAGAAGATTCTCGATATGGGATTCATCGACATCAAAAAAGAAAAAACGCCTAGAGATAAAGTGCAAAAAGTTCTTGACTTTCTCAATAATAGCTCGTATATTGATGAGGTAGAAAATATCAATGTTGAGGATAATTTGTCAGGATTTGCAGGTGGATTTACCTCTCAACAAGTTATTATTAAATTAGCAAAGTTTAATGCAATATTGTGTTTTATGTTGGAAAATTTTGATTTCAAGGTTCATAACATAAATCCAAATACTGCAAGAAAACAAGTGTTTGGTGCGGCTAGAGTAAAAGGAATTAAAGCCAAAGACTATGTTAGAATGAAAATAGAAGAAATGTATGATACAAAAAAATGGTGTAAAAAAACTACACGAGGAAATTGGGACAAAAGAAATATTGATGCTTATGACGGCTTGGTTATGGCATTATTTGAAAAAAGCTCTTGACTTTTATAGTAAAAGTTTCGTAAATTTATATTGTGACAAAACAGCATAATCAAATAGTTAGACTTGTAGAAAGGTTACTGAACAGAAGTACTCAGCTCAGAAATAATGAGCATGCATATCATTGTCCTTTCTGTAATCACCACAAAAAGAAACTACAAATAAACTTCAATACCTTCAGATGGCATTGTTGGATATGTAATACTGGTGGTCATAATTTAAAACAACTATTTAAAAAATTAAAAGCTACAAGAGAACAATTCAGAGAATTATTTGAACTATTGGGTGATATGATTCCTATGAAGAGAGAGTACTCTGATGAAAAGGTTAAAGAAAAAATATCACTTCCAAAAGAGTTTAGACCATTATATCAAGTACAGAATACACCTGATTATAAGAGGTCTATAATGTATTTAAAACAACGAGGCATAACCAAAGAGGACATTTTAAAGTATGGTATGGGTTATTGTGAGGAAGGTGCATATAGTAGCAGAATTATTGTACCATCATATGATTATATGGGTAATTTAAATTATTTTGTAGGTAGGGACATTTATGATTCCAAGTTAAAATACAAAAATCCACCTGTTAGTAAAGATATAATTGGATTTGAATTGTTTGTAAATTGGGATGAACCAATTGTATTGGTTGAGGGTGTATTTGATGCTATAACTATCAGAAGAAATGCTATCCCGTTATTTGGTAAAACTATACCAAAGTCACTTGAGAGAAAAATAATAGAAAATAATGTTAAAGATATTTATATATCGTTGGACAATGATGCTCTACAAGACGCATTAAAAATATGTGAAAGATTTATGAAACAAGGAAGAAATGTTTATATGATAGACATACCAGACGGAAAAGACCCATCATCTATTGGGTTCGAAAATTTCCATAACAAATTAACAGCTACCGATGAATTAGACTTCAGTACTATGATGAAGTATAGATTATTCAGCATTTAAGGAGAACTATGATAGAAGTAAAAGTACCATTCAAAAAAATAAAAACTATACATCACTTATCTGATATTCATATTCGTAATTTAAAACGACATACTGAGTATAGACAAGTTTTTCAAAAAGTATATGATAGAATTAAGAAAAACTCTAAGGATAGTGTAATCTATGTTGGTGGTGATATAGCTCACGCTAAACTAGATATGTCACCAGAGTTAGTAGATTTAATATCAGAGTTTTTACAGAATTTAGCTGATATAGCACCTACAATAGTTATAGCTGGAAATCACGATTGTAACTTGAATAATCTTCACAGATTGGATGTACTACAACCTATTGTGAAAAATTTAAATCATCCAAATGTACACTATTGGAGAGACACTGGTGTGTTTAAAATGGCAGATGTTACTTTCGTAGTTATGTCAGTATTTGATGAACACGACATATCAAAGTATCCAAAAGCTCAAGATATAGAGGGAGACACTAAGGTTGCATTATTTCACGGAAGTATAGACAATTGTTCAACAGATTTTGGATTTCATCTTAAAAATCCTGAACATACAACTGCAATGTTTGAAGGTTATGATTTAGCTCTTCTTGGTGATATTCACAAAAGGCAGTTTATGGACAAAGAGCATCGTATAGCTTATTGTGGTTCTTTGATTCAACAGAATCACGGAGAGGCATTAGAACACGGATACTTGACTTGGGATGTTGGGACAAGAGAATCTACTTTTGAAAAAATTGATAACGATTATGGTTATTATACATTAGAGGTTGATAATGGTGTAGTTCCTATGGTTAAAGATATGCCTAAGAAAGCTAGACTTCGTGTAAGAATATCTAATACAGATTCTTCTCAAGTCAAAAAAGTTATAGCTAAAATTCATAAGACATATAATGTAAAAGATATAGCTGTAAA